GGCCTTGCCGATCATGGCCGTGATGCCGCCGAGGAAGCCGCTGAACCAGCCGGACCCCTTGCTCTTGGCTTCCTTCGTCAGCGCGTCGTCGGCCGCGTCTGCCGCGTCCTTGCCCGCCTGGGCGGCCTTGGCCTTCAGGCTGGCGCTGTCGACCTCCGGCTCGATCTTGTCCTTGGTCGTGATCGTCCCGCCGGAGGTGGGCAGGCCGGTCACGTTCACCCGGTCCTGGGTGCTGATCGTGTTGTCCGAAGGCAGGCCGACCGTGTTGACCCGGTCCGTGGTGGTGATGTTGTTGTCGGTCGGCGCCCCGACGACGTTGACCTTGTCCGTGGTGGTGGTGTCCTGCGGGAGGCCCACGGTGCTGACGCGCTGGTTCGCGTTGGACTGAGCGGCCCCGGTGCCGCCGCCGAGCGCCTGCGACACGGCGTTCCCCTGGGCACTGGCCGGCCCGGCCGTCCCGCCGCCGCCCGGCTGGCTGATCATCTTGCCGAGGAGGCCCTGCTGCGCCGCCTGCTGCGGGGACGGGGCGCCCGTGACCTGGTGCGGGCTGAACAGGGCGTTGAGCGCGCCGAGGACCGACCCTTGCGGCGAGGACCGCAGGCGGGACATCGCGTCCTTGGAGATCTGCTGGTCAAGCTGCGCGAACTGCTGGCGGGCGCGGCTAAGTGAGCTCGTGTCCAGGTCGGCGGTCAGCCTGATGCTGTGCTTCCCGGACTCAAAGGCCTTGACCCGGGTCTCGAATGCGTCGAGGCTCCGGTCACCCGGGGAGGTGTCAACGGTGAGTTTCGCCTCGATACTGCCAGCATCGAAGGCCATCTATGTCACCTCCCTCACGTCCGCCGCCTCGCTGCCGGGTTGGCCTCCAACTCCTGCCTCATCGCGTCCAGGTCGATCACGCTGACCCCGGCGGCTACCTTCCTGACCGCCGGCCCGTCACCGCCCGCCGGCGCCTGCTCGATCCGGAACGGGATGCCCTCCTCCTCGGACAGGCCCTCGAGGTACATCTCGCGGTAGTGCCAGGGCAGGGCGTCCCACTGGTCCGGCTCGTACTGCAGCCAGCGGCGGACAGCGCAGAGGATTACCCGGCGGCTACGGACCGCAGGGTCTTCACCTGCGCTTTCCCACCGCCGGGCACGGCTTCCGGGGACATCACCTCCCGCTGGAGCCATGCCAGGAACATGGCGCGGACGCGCGGCGGGAGCCCGAGGATGTCGTCCTTGGACGGCTCGCCGGAGCACAGGCCCGCGGACAGCCCGGCCATCTCGTCGTTGAACTTCACCGTGATCTCGGCGTCCAGGTCCTCGACGGCGGTCAGCATGGCGCCCACGTCGGTGCTGCCGGCGAGCATCGCGTCGGGCAGCTGGCCCCGGTAGTCCGCGATAAGCTTCTTGATCCCGGCGAGGTAGTCCGCGATCTGCCGGTCGTTCGGCTCGCGGATCGTGCCGGCCTTGTCCACGTGCGGCCTGAGGGTGTAGTCGAGGGGCTCGACTACGGAGTTGGCGTCGAAGCCTGCCATGGGTCTCTGCTGTCTCCTGACGGTTAAGAGGTGGCCGGGGCGGTGAGCTCGATGAACTGGATCGAGCTGAACGGGCAGATCGCGCTGAGCGTGAGCGGGTAGAGCCGCTGCTGCGCGGCGCGCCGGAACGCGGTCTGCACCTGCCCGGCGCTCACCATCACCGGGACGGACAGGACCGTGGCGAAGCCGAGGGCGTTCTTCGCGATCAGCGCGCCGCTCAGCGTCGCGAAGGTCGTCGACAGGGTGAGCACGCTCTTGCCGGGCTGCCCCGCCCCGGCCGGGGTGGTGGCGACCGACCCGCTGTTGCCGTAGGCGAGGTTGATGTTCTGCAATGTCTCTTCGCTGAGGTTGCACGTGAACTGCAGGTCAGCGGTGTTGACGGCGACGCCGACGGGGGTCGGCTGCTCCTCGATGTTGATGTTCTGCGTCGAGGGGTTGTACGTCTGCGTTACCCCGGCCTCGGTCGCGCCGACGTAAGACCAGCCGAGCCCGAGCCAGGCCGACCCGACGCCGAGGTTCGCGTCGGACGGAAGCGTGGCCCCCGTTCCGGGCGAGGGGTTGGGGGCGGTGAACAAGATCCCCGTGCCGAACAGGACGTCGCTGGTCCCGTACGCAGGCGGCGAGTAAGTCAGGCTGGGCACCTTATGCCTCCTCGATGGTGACGCCCGCGCCGGCGGCCGCGGACAGGATCTCCGGCAGCGCGCCCGCGGGCACGGGGGTGAAGTCAGGGCCCACGGTCACGGCGCCGCGGGTGAAGCTGTCGTGGGGCGGAATGACCCGGACCAGTACGGTGCCGGGCTCCGGCGGGAGCGCCGCCTGCGCCTCCGCGAGCTGGGCGCGGAGCTTCTCCACGCGCTGCTGCGCGGCGTCCGGCGACGGCGCGGGCTTCCCTGCGGGCGGGGCGGCGGCTGGCTGCTCTGTCATCGGCGCGGCCTCCTAGTACAGCCCGTAGGCGCGCAGCGCCAGGGTCGTGGTCGTCGTGAAGTCGATGACGACGCAGCCCTGCGCGGCCGAGGTCAGCGCCGTGGTGTTGATCCCCGAGTAGGTCACCCCGGTCGGGTTGACCTGGGCGAAGGTGGCCGGGTCCCACGGGCCGAGCCACCCCGACGAGCTCGCCGCGATCGTGTACTGCTCGGTGGACGCGGGGAGGACCAGTCCGGTGCTGCCGACCGTCTGCCCGACCAGTACCTGCGTGACGCCGCCGAGGGTGGCCCCGCACGCGTACGCGAGGATCACGTTCTTCGCGGTGAGCGGGATCATCACCCCGAGCTGGCCCGACCAGGAGGTGATCGTGCCGGTCCCGGTGTCGTAGCCGGCGGGGCTCGCGGGCACCCACGTCGCCCCGGTGTTGGTCAGGCTGAGCGGGATGGGGTTGAGGGTTACCCGCGGGCCGGTGGCCATCTATCCGCCTCCAGTGGTGAGGATGTAGCTGGCGGTGTACTCGAACCGGCGGTCCGAGGGGTCAAGGGGAAGAGGCGACGGGGGCGAGCCGAGGCGCTGCACGTTCAGGACCGGCACCCCGTCGACCGTCACCGGGCGCGGGCCGTGCAGGATCGCCCAGTCGAGGAGCTGAGCGGCCGCCTCCGCTCCCAGCGGGTCGTCGGCCGCGCCCCTGAGCCGCGCCTGGAACGACCAGGCGTCAGCGGAGGCTTCCTCGGTGACGTAGCCCGGCCCGCCGGACGGGGTGACGAACACCGCCTGGTCCGGCTTACTGAGGATCTCCGGCCCTGGGAGCAGCGGAAAGCCCGTTTCCTGGGTCACGTCCCAGCCGGCGAGGGTGATCCAGTCGATGATCACCGCGGACCGGGCAACCGTGATGACGGCGGGAACGGTCACGGCTCGCCCCTCCGCTTCGGGGGAAGCCCCGCCTTGCCGCGGGCCGTGTTGTGCCAGTAGATCCAGCCCTTGAGCGCGTCCGGCAGCGACGGCCACCGGGCGCGGCTCTTCGCCCTGAGTTCCTCGTCGGTGAGCCGGCGCTGCTTCGGCGGCCGGTCGTAGACGGTCCGCTCGCCGAGGGTCACCGCCGGGTGCCCGGACCGGCGGAGGTCGTTGAACTCGACGGGGGCGGTCAGTTCGACCTGGTCGGCCAGGTGCTCCATCGAGCGCTTCATGGCAGGCTGGCCGCCGTCGGCGAGCACGGTCTTTGCGTAGTCGCCGAGGTAGCCGCGGTAGTGGTCCATGAGCGGGGCCGCGAGGTACCGCGCTTGCCCGCCTCTCGGGTGATGTAGCTCTAGGTGCTCATGCTGATACTTTGCGTAGCGTTGATCCACGACGACGGAACCCTGCAAGCGCTGGCCCCTTCCCGTCAGGGTGCGCAGCGCTTCGATCCGCTCGGCGAAGGTCGATGTCATTAGCCCTGGTACTCCGCGCTGTCGCCGAAGAGGCCTGCGGTCCGGGCCGTGTAGAAGGGCGAGTCCGCCTCAAGGACCCCGGTGACCGGTGAGATGCGCGTATTGGAGTCCCTGCCGGTGAAGACGGGCGGAATCCGGTTGATCACAGTCCCGGTCTCATCGCCTACGCCAGGTGCCACGCCGACCCCGAGGGTTACCTTGCCGTCGCGAACGTCCTGCAAGATCGACATCGCGTTCGCGTAGGCGATGAAGGTGGGCGACTGCGGCGTCAGCTCCTTGAACTTCATGTACGTCTTGGCGGCCCAGAACGCGGCGAGGTCGAGCGTCAGGTCGTGGAGGATCGCGGGCGGCACAGCCTGCGGGACCGAGCTGTCGAAGACATTGCCTGCGTACACCGACACGCGGTTGCTCGCCGAGTACAGGGCAAGCTCAAGCTGGGCGTCGGTGAGCTGAGCGGCGGTGCCCGTGCCCGAGTCGGTGCCGGACATGACGTTGCGGAGGTCAGCGACCGAGGCGTACAGGGTTCCGGTGGCGGTCGGGGTCGTCATGCGGTCGCCGCCTCGTCTAGCACGGGCTCCCAGCCTGCGGCGGCGAAATCATCAGGCCCGACCGGGAAGACGCCCCCATCGCCGACAAAGGCGCGGCCAGGCACCCCCCGGACCAGCCAATCCCCGTCATTGACGCGGCGCGGAGAAGGGCCTATCCGTACGTGCACATGCGGCTCTGCGCGGCCGTTCTCGTACAGCGGGGCTCCGTCGCACACCTCATGACAGATGGCCGAGCGGAACTCCGGGCTCAGGCGGTGCAGCTTGTCCCGGTCGGCGCGCTCCGCCTCGATCTCAACGGGCTTGCCGCGGTACCGGGTCACGGGACCGCCCCGGACAGCACCCAGGCGGCGAACCCGCCGAATCCCCACGACCAGGCCGCGATGCCGCCGAGCGTGTCGCCCCCGGCCGCGAGCGCCGCGAGGACGAACAGGACCGTGCCGACGACTAGCAGGATGCGGCGCAGGGAGTACGGCGAGACGACTACCTGCTGCGGCTGGGCCGGGGCGGTCACTGGTCACCGTCCTTGCCGTCGCCGCTCTTCGCCGTGGCGCGGGGCTTAACCGGGACAGGCTCGGGCTTCTCTTCCAGTCCGGTCACAGCCTCGGCTACTGGCGCGGAGCCGGGAAGCGGGACAAGGAAGTCGCGGCCGATCTCGCGCTCCAGCGCGGAACCCGGCGGCACGTCGAGCACCTGGCCCTTGGGGAGGCGCTGCGTGACCCCGTCCCAGAAAATCTGCCGGTCGGCGGTGACGATGCGCGGGCTGACGGCCATCAGTTCGACACCGCCGCCCTCGAGCAGCACGCCTCGTTGCCGCGCTGGCTGAGGGGGAGGACACCGGACAGGCTTCCGTTGCCGTAGGCGCTCTCCAGGAGGCTGCCGGGCTCGATATCGACGACCGTCCCGTGCCGCGTGAACGTGGACCGCTGCGCCCCGTTGGCGTGGTTATCCCAGGTGACGTCGGTATCCGTGAGCACGCGGCGCGGGTAGGCGGACATCAGTTGCTGACCCCGACTCCGTAACCGGGGGCCCCGGTTGCCGTGTGCACCGCGTAGGGGAGGGTGTTCAGCGGCGAGTACCCGCCCGCTCCCGTCGGCGCGACCGTGTTGGGCTGCGCGTAGACGTTGCCGTCGGAGTGCGGCAGCGCGAGGTCGGCCGGGTCGAGCCACGCCCAGCAGACGGTCCCTGTGTAGGTGACGGCGACGGTGGCGCCGGCGGGAAGCGGGATCCCCGTGGTGACGGAGGCCGCGGGCTGCATGGACGGCGCCTGGGTGATGCTGGTGGTCAGGCCGTTGATCGTGACCGCGGAGACTGACCCGCCGCCCGTGAAGACGACGGACAGGTTCCGGCCGGTCGTGTTGACGGTGCCGGCCAGGGTGGCGGGCAGTACCGGGGTGCACTCCGACCAGAACCACACCGGGACCGCGACGGTGTACTGCAGCGCGCAGGTGCCGCCAGGCGGGACCGTCATCATGAACGCGGTCGCGGAGGTGGCGACGGAGACGGCGTTCACCCAGTAGTTCGCCATGGTGCTGCCATTCGCGCCCACCGTGACAAGCGCGTTGTTGCTGGTGGTGTTGGTCACGGTGTTGGTGAGTCCGGCGGCACTGGTCGCTGGCACTGCGGGCTGCTGGAGCATCAGTCATCGTCCCCAATCGGCTGGGTAAGGCAGAGGTGCTGGAGCTCGGGCGGGAGCGCGTCCCACTCGGCCGGCGACCAGTTGAAGTAGCGCCGGGCGAAGTAGAGGACGACCCGCCGCTGCCGGGCGGTCAATTTGAGATCCCGGAGTGCGAGACGCTGTCGGTACCGTCACGGAAGGCGAACAGGTTTGCCCCGGCTGCCGTGAGCGCGGCGTACAGCTGCTGCGGGCCCGTCGCCGGGACGGCCGGGGTCCCGCCGTCCAGGTAGACCGCCGTGCCCGCGATGAACTCCGTCGCGAACCCTGCACCCCACTGGATGGGCGGGCCGGCGGGACCGCTGTAGGTGGCCAGGCCGAACCCGTTGGCGTCAGCTGTCGCCGTGCCCGCGGGAAGGGTGACCGTGGAACCGATCACGAACCTGCTCAGGGCCACCTGCCACCTCCCTTGTCAGTACGCGGTCTGCGGTACGGCCTCAACGCCGGACAGCGCCGGGGTGAGCACGGCGACGGTCACGCTCACGCCGGAGTTGTGCGCCAGGTTCAGGCTGTTGACGGGCACGGACGCAGCCGTCGCGGTCCCGTTGACCTTCACCACGTCGCTCGTGCCGGACGGGTCGACGATCAGGACCTGCTCCCGGGCGAACGCGGCATTGGTCCCGGTCGGCGCGAACGTCAGGGCCGTCCCGCCCGCGGTCACCGTGGCACTCGTCACCGGCAGCGCCCACGCCCACGCCGGGGCGACGCTGTAGGTGACCGAGATCGTGCCGCCGACGGGAACCAGGTACACGCCCGCCGTCGTCCCCGCCTGCACGCCGTTCACGTAAACGAACGTCAGCGTCCCGGCTGTGATGGTGACCGCGACGACCGTGCCCGTGGAGTTGGCGACCAGGTTCGCGGTCGCCGTCCCGGACGCCGGCACCGCCGGGCTGCTGACAGCCGGCGCGGCGAAGTTGAACGCCCACTCGCACCGCGAGCACCGGAACTCCAGCGCGGCCAAGGGGACGAAGCGCGCGATGAAGCGGCAGCGGGGGCACGTGAGCTTCGTGACCTCCGCCGGCTGGAGCGCTCCGCTGACAGGCACGGGCTACCGGCCTCGCGCAGCGCGCCGCGGGGGCAGGTCAACGGCGTCCGGCGCCGCCGGGCCGGTCAGGTGACTGGCCATCTCCGAAGGCTCAGGCGACATGGCGCCCGCAGACTCCGGCGCGCGGCCGTCGTCGATGACCTGGATGGCGGAGCTCTCCGGCGGGTCCGGGCGCGGGGCGATGTCCCCGGCCGGCGGCATCACGGGGCGGAACAGCCGGCCGGAGAAGTAGCGGGGCAGCAGGAAGGACCCGTTGGGGACGACGCGCGGCGGCAGCGGCTCACGGGAGCCGTCCGGGCCGGACAGCTTGCGGATGGGCGAGGTCATGCGCCCGTCGCTGCCGGGGTCGTGGCGCTCAAACCGCCGCGCCTCCTCCTCCGTCAGGTAGACGGTCTCGCCCGGCGGCACCCGGTCGGTGGCCCGGTCCTTGTCGCCGCGGCGCGGCACCGACAGCCAGGTGAGCGCCACGTACGGGTCGCCGATGCGCCCCGCCGGGCCCTTGGACGCGGCGTCGCGGGCGATCAGCGCCTGGAGGCTCTCGCGCTCGGCGGCGGACAGCGGGTCGAGGGCAGGGACTAGGGCGGTGGTGGTCAGTGCAGGAGGCATGCGTCACCTCCTGCTTCCGGGTTAGCCTCCGGTGAGAAGTAGGTACCTAGTGCCGCACATGGCGTACTTGGCGTTATTGCAGGGCTGGCAGGCGCGGACCAGGTTCCACCAGTGGTCCGACCCGCCCTTAGCCAACGGGAAGTAATGGTCGACGTGGGCCGCGTCCGGCGAGCCGCAATAGAAGCAGGGGTCGCGAAGGACCGCAAGTCGGCGGGCGACAGATAGCTCCCGGTCGAAGGCGTCCATCCCCGCGGCGGCCGCGAGCTTCCTGCGAGCGTCGGACGCGAGCCGCGCCATGCGGTTCGACGCGTTCCACGCGCTCGCGGCTGCGCGGTGCTCTTCCGGGTGCTCCCTGCGGTACTGGCGGGCGTACTCGCGCATGGCAACGGCGTTCCGGTCGTAGTAGCGCCGGTTGTACTCGTCGCGGCTGCGGTGCTTCTGGCAGAAGCCGGTGAGGCTGTCCCGGTAAAGGGTCCTGTCGCAGCCGGGGTCGCCGCATACGGGTGCGTCGCCTGCCCAGCAGAGGGCGCGGTGCTCTGTGCAGCGGCCCAGGAGGTTATCGGGCTTGATCCGCGCTCCGCAGCTGTCGACAGAGCAGGTGTCCCACTCCATCGGGATGTAGAGGTGCTCCACGCAGCGGCCGGTGTTATTGTCCGAGCGGAGCCGGTTCGCGCAGCCGTCCACGGAGCACTCGGGGCGCTGCTGTCGGCGGCGCTCGGACTGCTCGCGGAGGACGGCGTAATACCGGTCACGGGAGGCGCGGGTTGTGGCGGTCTGCCAGGCGTGCGCCGCGCAGTACCCGGACTGGTTGTCGGCGCGGAGTTCGTTCTCGCAGCCGTCGGCCGCGCAGGCGCGGACGGGAGCCCTGGCGGTCGCGTACTTGTGGGCCTTGCAGAACCCGGTGTCGTTGTCCTTGCGGAGCGGACGCTCGCACCCGTCGGCGCCGCAGACAGGGCTGTCGACGGGGATGTAACGGTGCTCGGAGCACCGCCCGATGGTGTTGCTCGTGCGGAGCTTCGCGCCGCACCCGTCGACCGAGCAGGTGTCCCGCTCGCTCCGGCCCTCACGCTCAGCACGGAGGGCGAGGCGGTGAGTGTGCTGACACTCGGGGCAGCGCTCGTGATTGGCACTGGCCGGGGCGAAGGCATCTCCGCAGTCCGGGCACGTGCGGTCCGCGTAGACGCGGCCGGAGAAGTCCTGTTTCGGGACAGGTCCGCGGCTTTTCGCTCGCTTGTGCGGCGTGCAGAAGCCGGTCCGGTTGTCCTTGCGGAGTACCTCGCCGCATCCCTCAACGCCGCAGACAGCGCCGGCGGCGGGGATGTAGGCGTGCTCCCGGCAGCGGCCGATGGTGTTAGTCGCGCGGAGCGGGGCTTCGCAGCCCTCGACGGAGCAGATCCTCGGGGCAGGGGTACCCTGCATGTGTTGCACCTCTCAACCAGGTGTGGCCACGCCCCCGGACGACTCGAATCGTCGCGGGGGTCCTTACGTCCCATTATACCCGACAAAAATCGAACAAGTGACAGCATGAGTGTGTCACGCCACCCATCTCGTCCGATTTCCTGGTACAAGTTACTCTCCGTGTCCGTATATGTGTTCGTTAAACGCCGCTGAGCAGTGCGATTGCCAACGGCTGGTCCAAAAAGATCGCACTCGATCGCTGTGTGTCACTGCGCCATGTCTTGCGCTCTTCATTTCGATAGAGCGGGCCCGCCATGAAGGGCAGCTCATCGGCGTAGCCGCCGCACCGCTGCCGCTGCATGATGATCGCGTTGCCCGCCGGGACCTGACGGCTCACGAGCACGTCGAGATTGAAGATCTTGTTCGGGAGAACGCCCGTGTACTGCAGGTTCTCGCTGGCGATGTCGCCGATGTAGGGCGCGGCGAAGGCGCTCGACTGGAGCAGCGTGTTCTTGGTGCCGTGGTTGATGATGAGGGTGTCGGCCTCAAATCCCAGCCACTGGGTGACGCCGGACGGCGAGACGATGTTCGCGTTTTCCACCAGGTACACGGCCTGCGCGATGTCGGCGCGGGTCGTTGCCGAAGCGGAGGCCCACGGGTTCGCTACTGCGAGCGTCTGAATCGAGGCGTTGGCCACTACCGCCGAGTAAAAGGCGGTATTCCAGCTGTAGACCATCGTGTTCTTGACCTGGAGAAGCTGGCGCGTCACCGGGTCGACGGTCTGGCGCCGGCGCATCTCGTCGGAGACCATGATCGCCATCGCGCGCTCGTGGGTGAACACCACCCGGGGCACGCCGATCGAGGTCGGCACGACCGGGACCTCGCCGAACTCGGGGCGGATCTCCGGGAAGTCGTCGGCGTACAGCGGCGTGCTCTCGCTGTACCGCACCGCGCCGGACGGGGCCGCGCCGCCCATCCGCAGGACCGAGTCCATGATGAACTCGTTCTGCGTCATGTCCAGGATCAGGGCGGGAATCATGAGCGGGTCCTTGAGGAGCTCGCTTACGGTGATCCGCGGGGAGTCGCTGTAACCTCTCGCGCCAGCAGGCATCTAAGTCATTCCTCCTAGAGAACCCGGGCCCGGCCCAGGAAGTAGACCGCCGAGCCGGAGCCGCCGATCTGCTGGGTGAGCATCGCCGAGGACACCCCGCCGGGGTTGGTGCAGCGGGCGACGACGTTGTTGTAGGCGGGGGTGACCGTGGCGGAGGCGTTCTTCGGCGTCTGCCCGGCACCCATCACGGTGCCGTTGCAGTTCGCGCCGACAGCGGCCCCCACGACGAGGAGCTCGCCGGGGTTCGCCTGGCCGCCGTACCACACCCAGATGTCCCAGCCGCCGGAGTACACGGCCACGTAGTCGGTCAGCACCGAGATGTCGATGAGCGGCTGCCCGTAGCTGTTCGCGGCACCGGTCTGGGTGGTGATCACGTTCGCGTCGGTCCCGGCGACGCCGAGAGCGTAGATCGCGCCCGCGGAGGTGGTGCCGCCGACGCTGACCTTCACCGTCAGGTCGGTGGTGCCCGCCGTCTGGGTGTCCGGCTCGACGAACTGGCCGCCGTAGATCAGGGCTGCGGCCTGGTAGTTCGCCGGCCCCCTGGTGTAGTGCGGGAGAACCGCGGTCACTGGCGGGCCCCTTCCTGGTCTCGGTTGCTGCTCACGTCGTCACGCGCCTGTCATGGAGCGGAAGCGGGCGACGAACTCGGCGCGGGACGTCTCGGCCTCTTCGCGGCCCGCGTCGTCGGGCTCGTCCATCGGGGAGCCGAGCTCCACGTCGAGGTCCAGGAGGCGGACCATCTGCGCGTACTCGGTGAGGACCTGCCGCAGGATCGCCCCGGCGTCGGCGGTCTTGCCGTTCGCGAGCTCCACCGTGCGGCCCACGCCCTCGAGCAGCGGGCGGCCCAGCTCCGTGATGCGCAGGGGAACGCCGAGGTCCGCGAGGCGGCGCTTCTCCGCCTCGTAGTCCTGCTCGCGCAGCCGGGCCGTGATCATGGCGAGTTCCCGCTGCGTCTCCTCCGCCTTCGCGTAGGCGAGGTCGATCTCAAGCTGCGCCTCGTTGGACAGTCCTGCGGCCACGGGCTCCCTCTCTGGTTCTGCCGGCTCCTGACCGGGGGCTTCCGTGCCGGCCTCGAACTCGGCCTCGAGCGCGGCGAGCTCGTCATCGGACATGGCGGCGATCTGCGCGGCCAGCTCCTCGGCCTCGGCGTCGGTCTCGTCGCCCTCGGCGCCTGCGTCCGGCGTGGTGAGCGCCTCAAGCTCGGCCGGTGTGACGACCGTGCCGCCCGCCTCGAGCGCGGCGAGGACGTCGTCGGGGAGCGCCAGGAACCTGTCCAGCCGCGCCTTCTGCTCTTTGGTGAGGTCCGCCATCGCGGCGCCCCCTTCCGGGTCGGCGCCTGCGGTTTCGCTGGCGGGATCGGTCTGCTTCGCGGCGTCGCTGGCCTGCTTCTCGGCCTTGCGCTGCGCCTTCGCGGCTTTCCTGGCCGCCTTGTCCTGCGGGTCCGTGACCGCCAGGGCCGTGAAGGCCTCGTTCGACAGGTCGAGCACCTTCTCCGGCACCGGGCTGGCGGCCTCGATCGCCTCCCATGCCCCGCCCATCCACGAGATGCGGGGGTCAAGGGTGCCGAGGACGTGCTGCACGGCGACGGGGAAGAACTTGCCGTCGGCCCGCTCGTAGTCCTCGACGATGCGGGCGGAGACGCCGAGCTTGGGGTTCTCGCGCAGCAGAGCGTCGCCCCGCTCGGAAAGCTCGGCTGTGGCCCACAGCCCGTCGTCGCGCACTTCCATCCCGGTGATCTCGCCGCGGGTGCGCTCGGGATCGTTGGTGTGCGTGTTCTGCGCGTCGGCGAGCTGGAAGGGGACCTGCGCGTACGCGCCGTCCCTGAAGGACTGGGCGAGCTTCTGGAGGTAGCTCTTCGTGAACCGCAGGACGCGGCCCTTGTAGTTGACGTCCCCGACGGGGAGGATCTGCCGGCGCCAGACGCGGTTGCCGAGGTCGACGGCCTCCGAGTCCGGGTCGTAGAACGGGGTCAGGAGCGCGGAGGTCATCTCAGGCGGCCGCCGTCGCGGGCTTGCCGAACTTCTCGGAGTTCCTGGCGAAGGCGAGTGCCCGCGCGTCGGGGAATCCCTTGGCCTTCAGCTTCTTGTAGATCGCCTGCGCCTTGGGCGACAGGCCGCCCGCGCTGCCGCCGACCGGGCCCGCGTCGCCGCTTGCCGCCGGGGTCGTCATGCGCGGCCCGTCACTTGCTCCTGCCGTGGGGGTGGCGAACGCGGCGCTCCGCATCGCGGGGATGCCGTACTCGGCCATCAGCTCGGAGCAAGTGACG